AAAAGTAATGGTGGCTTTTCCATAACTGTTGCCGGCAATATTCATATATTTGGATGCGGTGTTGTAACCCATAATACTTGAATCGCTAGGTTTTGGAACCGTTCCTGTGCCCCATGTGTGCCATGTTGATTCGACTGTAATTGCGTTTGCGTTGTTACTGTTCTTTTTGACAACGTTTCCAGAAATCGTTATCTGACGAACATGGTCAATAACCGCTAACGCCTGGACATTCTCGCAAACGTTGTTAGCAAAAATCGAGTTCATCATATGACGGGCTTTGAACGCAATCGTCGACCGCGTATTTCCGCTGCTTCGTTGCTGCCCATAAATATAGTTGTTGACAACACGTATACATTTATGAAACTGATTGGGTTTATTGGGGTCGGGAGAGACTTCATCTTTATACGGTTGCATAAAGTTAGCGTGATAACCGATAGCGTCGGAATAGACACTATTGTTGTTCGGCCTGAACACACAGCCGTCAACCGTTATGTCACGGCACGCATACTCGTCCCATGTCGCCGCTTTATTCCCATTCACAGGCGGAATAAACCAGTAATCTATGAATTGTCCACTTTCTTTGGCATAATCTTGAGTTGATAAGTCAAGATTTATGATCTCCGTAGATACGGCGCCCTCCGTGTTTCCATAAGTGTTGTCCTGGGCGAGAGAAATACCGTAAAAAGTACAACGAATAAAGCTTATCGCCTTACATGCCGCCAACTGAAAAACATGACTATTTGTCGATATTTCTCCGAATGTGCAGTCTTCGAAAACCACGTCATGAGCGTGGAGAAAACCGAATGCGCAGTTGAGAAATATGCCGTTCTTAAATCGCATGTTTCCTCTTCCGTTATACGCGGTTATCGATCTATCGGGATCAGAAGCGCTAGCTGGATTTGGATTGTTCACATTTAAGAACGCGCAACCACTGCGCCGATCATTTTTGCTGAAGCCAAGACCGGTGTACTCAATGGTCGCCCCATTCATCTCAACATCGGTTCCTTCTGGCAGTACCACCGTACGACCAACTCTATAATTAGCGTTCGGCTGTAGGATAACCCTTCCTTCCGCAAATATGTTCTCCAGATAATCAGCATCGTCACCACCGCTTGGCGCCTTGGCAAAAACCCTTGCGTCGTAATGTTCCAAAAGTTTTTGGTGGTATCTCGCAAGATTATTTAGAGAAATTAATTTGTTAGCCAATAAATATCAGTCCTTTCGTTACGCTACAGGCTGTTAGGTTGTTACTGTGATCTGTCCAGTTGTAGAGTTATAGCTGTATGAAACATTTCCGATAGAAAACGTTACGGTTCCACTATTGTCAACAGCAGCAGTAATAACGCTGACAGAAGATCCGGATGTAATGATCACACCGACAAAATCAATTGCTTTAAGACCCTTCTTGATCACAACGGGAGTCGTAGCGATATTTGTGACATCAAGTGCGAAGTTGCTTCTTTTTGTGAGTTCCATAATAGATTCCTCCTATGGATGGTTAAAATATAAATGGTACCGTATTAAATTTTTGTTACGTATTTACTGTATACGAACCCATACTTTCTAACTTTAGGAACGTACACGTAATACCAAATGTTGTTAGATTTAGATTTGATCTGGTCACAAACTTGAACAAGTTGATCTTTCGTAAACGGCGAGAAAGAAGTTTCAGAATATGTTGTACCAGCCCAAGATCTACAGCGTACACCATACCCGTTAATCTTTCCGGTCCACATAATCTTAGTAGATGGAGCAGAAGAAACAGGCTTTACATCCGGAATATGTTTTTCTTCTCCGGAAAGTTTTGGTGCAACATAACCGCGAATATAGCGACCGTTTACTTTTATCGTCCTATACTTAACCGAATCAGATAGATTACACTCAATAATCTTAAGATTGCTACCGTTTACTTCAACGACCATACCGACATGATCTGGAGTTCCTTTGTTGTCTCCCGAGCCAGAATCTTGCCAATCGTATAATATCCAGTCTGCGATCTTTGGTTCGTACGAATCGCTTTCAACCCAAATGCCCATGTTTTTAGCCTTCTTAATCATTCTAGGGCAAGAGCATTCAAGTGGATACCGATCGCCAAGGCCACACAAATATGCAGCTGCCGATAGACCAGCGGCGCACCATGAGTCAGAATATGTCATCTTATAACCAATCGGAAGTGGTTTAATCTTGTTGTACTGATCGATAATATACCGGTGGCTTCCGTTTGATTCCTTTCGTCCAAGCCAACTAGTTAAAAGATTTACCATCTTAACACGATCGGAAATATCAGCAGTTTCTTCTACAATCTTCTGACTAATCGAACTAATGTCGTATTGCGTAAGATTGTATTGGACGATAAGAGAGTATGTATTCTTAACATAAGAACTGCTTGTTGCGTAGCCATCGGCTTTAATAATCTCTAAATACTTTTTAGGGTCTGTGACTCCTCGAAGATTGGAATACCTGGCTAACTGAATAAATTCGAAGTAACCTTTGATTCCTTCTTCCATAGAATCATAGACCCTAAAATATGCTTTAATCGTTGTGTGAACACCGGGCGTATACTCTTCGCCGGTCTTCATGTTTACTGTTTTGCCTTTCCAGGCCGTTCCAGCTTTTAGTCCGAAATAGTTGTGGTACTTTGCGGCGAGGGAAGATTTACCCCATCCGCTCTCCAATATTGCTTGCGCGATAATCGGAGAATATACTTTGATGCCATATGACGGAGCGTACTGTTGTACGTACTTTGCCACATTATTTACAAATTTCTGTTGAGCATCACTTAGGGCCATGGTAGTCCTCCATTACTTGGATTCACTCCAGAATATAGGTTTCTTTGTTCCCTGATTAATAGGCTCTGCAAGACAGTCGTTGCATGGATCTTCCGTTTCTGGAGTATTCTTGTTGTGGCAGGTCTGACAGTAAATATCAAACCGTACCTCTTTATCGGTGTTTTCCATAAATCTTCCCCGGGGATTATTCGCCCTGTGTTTCGTCGTACCACTTCTTGAGAATAACAACTACAGAACCAACAAACACATCGATCGCAGCAAGTATCCCAGTAGCAACCGACCAATCCTGACCGAGAGCAGTTCCAATCGATCCGACAAGAACCGTGAGAGGAGCAATGATCAGAGCGATAAGTTTGATGTAATCATAGATTTTGTTTGAGATTTTCACAGCAAACCTCCCATTTTGAATTTTCAAATCAGTTCATTCTAACCGGAAGTTTATCGACATCGCTCATAAGCTTCTTAGCAGTGCCGTTTCCTCCAGCCGCAATATACGGAACGTACAAATAATCGTGTAAGTTCTCGTATTCATCTTTTGTTACGTACCCGCGAGCAATAAATATCTCGCATTGGGCGATAATACGATCGTGTGCTAAGCCAACCAAAAGTTGCTTCTCTGCAGTTTTGCCAGGGTTCTTAGCAGTTAGCCATGACCAAAAACCGGTACTGGCAAAAACACTTGTGAAGACAGCAACGATGACTGTAACTATGTATTGACCCGTGCCATCTCCTATACTGTTAATATTGAATCAATGTCTGCGGTAGCAATTAAACTGTAAGCAGCTCCTTGCGAATTCTCTAACGCTGCTATTCTATTTCCCAAGGACGTATCCGTGTTTTGCAGAGCGGTAATCTGCGATGCCATAGTGTTTTTGTTTTGTTCTAGTTCATCCACTCGAAGAGACAACGCAGTATAATCTTCAGCACCGCCAACAGAAATAGATCGAATTGCCGCGCCAAGACTTTGATGCACGGTTCCATCTTTTCCTATACGAGCATCTTCAATTTCTGCCCATTCGCTTGGAGTTTCCGAACCGGTCGCTTCCGTGCACAAATATACAATCGTTACGTTCAAAATAGTGTCTTTGGGAACAGTAACAGGATACTTTTCAGAATTTCCAAAACGGTTCAATCTAACCCGTCCGTTCGCCTGAATCTGTATACCATAAGAATCATCAAACTTCTGAACTGTATAAATATGATCCGTGTCCGGTCGATAGCCTTCTGGTACAGTAAATAACAACTGGTAAGTTCCCCAGTCAGTCAACTTAACCCCTTTCGTCAATCGAACACGCCCACTTAACTGAACGACAGAACCGATTCGCATAGCGGTAGGAGTATTGTTTGTATCTGCCGTGCAACAAGAATCGTACTCCATTGCACTGGTCGACGATGACTCCACGTTCAGACCGGCCACAAACACATCAAATCGAGCGCTAAGCAACTCAATATTGTCACGAGCCGTCATATCAATGGAAGCCCGATCACCATCCTTATAGCATTCTTTAATCGCATCATGAATTGCCTGGCGCATGTCTTCGCCGTAAACAGCAGTTTCGATGGTCTGCAAATATAACTCTATCTTGGAAGGATCTGTTTCTTCAGGAGTTGTAACGTTTGTGTTTTCATCTGGCATATCGAACCTCCTTTACACGTAGCGAATAAATTTAGTATCAAACTCGGTTACAGCAGACGGCTGTGTTCCTTCGAAAGCAGTTGAAGCAACGGTACCATCAGCATTAAGAACTGTCTTGACAACTCCGTGCGGGGTATGCGTGAATAAATTGAGCGATGTCGTTCCCTTATATCTGACTCCCGATGTAAAGAAATGCTCTGCGGAATTGTATTTTATCATGACAACAGCTTGAACATTACCCATTGGAGCGGCGCCGTCGTTACTAACCAGTTTTGATGCGGTAAATTGTCCTTTATTAGAGCCGAATAAATTCACGCCATAAGCTCCGGGGGGATATCCATTTTCCCAGTCAGAATTATTAAGACGAATTGCTTTAGTGGTACTCTTAGTATTTGCTGCTGATTGAGATTTTATGCGGCTTCGGACAAGTACAATATCGTTATTAGTATACGAATTCCCATTATACTCGTAAACCGAGCCATCGTTAGTCTCAACTTCGCTTCCGCTAGAATATAAACAAGCCTTGTTCGTCCAACCGACTGACGTTTCAAAATCCTGCGGAACGGTGATTGAATATCCAGTAAATCCGACCTTACTGTTGTTAATATACAAAGGAGCCATGTTTGTTACATTGGCACCATCTAGCGTAACTTTACTGTTAAAACGAACATGCGAGTTCTGTATGTCCATACCATGAACCGTGAAAGCTTCACCGTTGAAGGTAACGTCCAAATTTCTTATCGTTAAATATTCATCATACAGACCCGAGTTAAGCATATAAATAAAGTATGCCTGTGGGAATTTTCCGCTCTGCAAAGCAGTAATAGCTTCACTAATAGTACCGAACGGGTACTTATCATAACCACGCTGATGGGGTTTTACGTTGGGATTAGACCATTTGTTTACCGATAAGTTAGATACAGAATTTGCCGCCGAATCGTAGAATCCGTTATAGACATACTGCTGGTTTGCATCATCATAATATCCAAATGCGTTAAATGATCCAGGAGAATCCGTAAACGGATTGAATCGATGAACGTAGCAAGCTCTTAAATATTGCCCCTCACGCCGTTTCCAATAATTAGTAACAACGAATGAATTAATATAGAAATCCTTTGTTACAGGATCATAGTCAATACCCTCTAGATATCGAATTTTATGTCCGAAGCAATCATATTCAGGGACACTATAGCACCGTACCACTTTGTCTTGTGAGATGCTATAAACCCAGACTAAATTCGGGTATTCTTTTACCAGAAAAACCAGGTCGTCCATAACAGCAAAACCTTGTTGGCCACCGCCTATGACTTGTGGCTTTGTGATGCGACGGACCAGCTTAGCCGTTGACGTACCGGTTTTGATTTTATTATTCGAATCTCTAGGAATTGGTATTTCGATCAAATAAAAATCCTCAACCCAACCGTACAGTTTGTTATTAACCTTATCGTAGGCAACAAACCCAACATTATTGATGGTTACGTCTTTAGCGTATTTCGTTTTAATTTCGGTAACAACGGTATCCGTGTTCACGGTAATTGTGTATTTGACTCCATAATTATCGTTCGGATCTACGACTTTAATATCTTTTGAATGCCATCTTTTGTACTTGGCGCTTGCTCCGCTACCACTGACAATCGTTGTATATGAATGTACCGGAATAAAAAGAAGCTTATCGTTTGGGCTATAACTCATCGAATTTGAGTGCCCAAGCCCACTTGTTTGAAAAGTTCCATCTATGGTTATGTATTGCGGTTGGTTCACACCGCCAAATATCTTAAACTCGCTGTTATCTGTGAGAAGAGGAGCGCCGGCTGTTACACTATTGGTGTTGTCATCATTGCTATGGCTTCTATACGGACAAACAACCATAGCTAGCTTATTATCTCCTAAATATGCAATACCTTGAGGCTCTGTAGGCTGGCCTTGATACGTGTCATATGGTGGTCTATTCGGACACCAGTAATACTGCGTCAGCAAATATTCGAAATTCAATCCGCCGTTCATAAGTGCTGGCGTAACAAATTTCTTCTTGGCCTCGTTCCAAAAATATTGAAGGCCGTTCAGATCTAGTAGCTTATTATCTGTTGAAGCCATTCATATACCTCTCCTTTCGGTTGCGAAATATGCAGTTTTCTAGAATTCTCCACCCGGGGAATTTTTGCTATTTGAATTTCTAATCGAATAACGCGTCTATCTCCGCGTTTGTTGCCTTGGGCTCATACAAACAGAACGAGCCGTTAACGTATTCGTAAATTGGATGCTCTATTTCTATCTGCCCTCTTAGCGCATCGTTGGTGTCCGATTGCGCTTTTACAACGCCAAGCTTAAGATACTGATAGCCGTCTTCGGTTGTCGGCTCTGTGCAAACAAGAGACTTTGTAGCGAACGGAGTAAACGTCGTGCCGTTAAGATGTCCTTTAATGTATAATGCCTTGTTCAGCACGAGCGTTTCGGCGGCCTCATTGGTAATTACTGCAGCATCGAGAAAACTGAAATAGTATGCCCAGGCACTCTTGGCATTCGCTGAAATATTAGCGGTCGTGTACAATGGCGGATACTTTATCGAAAACGGGTTTCCAGAAGTCAGCATGAAATATAAACCATCTTCGCCAGCGACTATAACATGCTGCGCCGTTATCGCCGATTTCGCTTTAATAGGGTAGTATGTACGTACTCGCTCGTAATTGTTGCTATCGTGGTCAATATCAATAGCAAGCTGCCAGTTCGTACCGTCGTACACGAATAGGAATGGACGATTAGCTATTAAGTCGCCAGCTGCCGGAAAGTTTCCGTTTCTATGTTTAATCGGAATGTCACCGGTATTTGAAACGTTGAGCTTGAGGTTTGCAACCGCAGCGGAATTGGTTACCGTAAATTTGACAATAACATACGCACCTGTGACAAGCTCGAAGTGCGGAATATCAACCGTTTTCACAGCTGTTGCAGCCGCTGTAGAGCAGACACCATAATGCGTAGTATGCTGTTTCTTAACATGAACACCATCGATAGTATAACGATCATCGATCAAATGATTCCAATCAGACCAGCCGCCTTCGTAATCATAAAATGCACGTGTCCAAATGCGATTAGTATTCTCGTTTGTATTCCCAATTGGGTAAGGCATTAATATCTGTCGACAACTTCCAGTGCCAGCTGTTCGTAAGACCATCAACGAAAAAGCAAGATGAACCGGCATGTTGTCTATCGTTTGTGCCATTCTATCCAATGGGCAATTGTACACACCCGGTGTTGTATAATCATTTAAATCAGCATTCGCCGGAATCTCTTTTGTTGCTGGAAAGAAATTGGACTTAATCTTCTCCCAAAAGTAGGCTAAGCCCGTATTGTCTAAGTAGCCCAAGGCTTATACCTCCCATTTTGAATTTTAAGCAGCACAAATTGTGTCGATCTCAGCGTTGGTGATTGATGTAATCTCAAACAAACCTCCGAGAGCATCCCAGACTGTTCCATTCCATACAACGTTGGTTCCAGGAGCGCCGTAAGTGGATGTCTGCTGAATATCCCAAACGTCGCCCGTTACGTTACCAGTCGTCGGTAGATCTCCCGCAGTTGCTACCGAGCCTTTGTACTTGTATAGTCCGGATACCGCCGTATCAACCGCGGCCTTGACGAATGCTGTAGTAGCAATCTGCGTAGTATTAGTCCCAGCCGCTGCGGTCGGAGCTTTAGGCGTTCCAGTGAATGTCGGTGATGCAAGGGGCGCTTTAGTACCTAATGCTGTATTAATGACCTTGTTCTGTACAGGATTTGTAGATGTTGTGCTCAACGCAGTATCTACCGTTGTCTTATTCGCACCGGCTGCAATACCGTTTAGCTTTGTTTTATCAGCAGCGGACATTAGTCCCGCAGCAGCAGTTGTTGCCTCAGAATAGGTCGTATCGGTTGCGGCGATCGTTACTTTGTCATTAGTGGCGTCTGGTGTAATCGTTACGTTATCGCCGGCTTCTAACGTCAAAGTGTCTGTCGCACTATCGGCCACAATGCTTGTATCACCGATCGTAATAGTCTTAAACATCTTAAGACCGCTAGCTGATGTATCAACCGCAGCTTTAACGAAAGCTGTTGTTGCTATCTGCGTCGTATTGGTTCCAGCAGCTGCTGTTGGTGCCGTCGGCGTACCAGTTAAGGCGGGGCTCGCTAATGGTGCCTTAGCTGTAAGAGCGGTATTAATGACTTTGTTCTGTACAGGATTTGTAGACGTAGAACTAAGGCTACTATCGACAGTTGTCTTATTCGCTCCGGTTGCAATGCCGTTTAACTTTGTTTTGTCGGCGGCTGACATTAATCCTGCGGCGTCGGTTGTTGCTTCGGAATAAGTCGTATCGGTAGCCGCAATTGTCACTTTGTCATTAGTAGCGTCAGGCGTAATAGTTACGTTAGAGCCGGCTTCCAATGTCAACGTGTCTGTCGCACTATCTGCCTCTACGGTTGTTGAGCCTACTTTTACTTTACTGAACGATCTAACAGCAGCGGACGCCGTGTCGACCGCTGACTTTACAAACGCTGTAGTTGCAATCTGAGTTGTATTAGTTCCAGCTGTTGCGGTGGGTGCAGTTGGCGTGCCGGTAAGTGCTGGACTTGCTAACGGCGCCTTAGTACCCAACGCTGTATTAATAACTTTATTCTGCACCGGATTGGTAGATGTGGAACTAAGACTACTATCGACCGTTGTCTTGTTCGCTCCGGTTGCAATACCGTTTAACTTTGTTTTATCAGCCGCTGACATAAGTCCGGCCACGTCAGTTGTTGCTTCACCATAAGTCGTATCGGTAGCAGCAATCGTTACTTTGTCATTAGTGGCGTCGGGCGTAAGCGTCACATTATCTCCAGCCTCTAGCGTCAATGTGTCTGCCGCGCTATCTGCTACAATACTTGTGTCGCCGATTTTTACAGTCTTAAATATCTTAAGACCACTCGCTGACGTATCCACTGCCGACTTTACAAACGCTGTGGTTGCGATCTGCGTTGTATTAGTTCCAGCCGCCGCAGTAGGTGCGGTTGGTGTTCCTGTAAGTGCGGGACTTGCTAATGGCGCCTTAGCAGCAAGTGCAGTATTAATAACCTTATTCTGTACCGGATTGGTAGATGAAGAACTGAGGCTGCTATCTACAGTAGTTTTGTTCGCACCGGTTGCAATACCGTTTAACTTTGTTTTATCTGCGGCAGACATTAGACCTGCAGCATCAGTTGTCGCTTCGGAATAGGTCGTATCCTTTGTGATAAAGGTGCCTGTTGTTCCGTCTACTTTTGTGTATGTAATCGTTGTCGATGAGCCATCTCCAGTGATACTAGAAATAGCCCCGTCGAATCTTGCTTTAATCTTTGACCAGAAATAAAGCAAGCCGTCATAATCTAGATACTTTTTATCTGCCATTTTGAATTTCTCCAATCATTTTTAAGAAGCGCAAATAGAGTCTATGTCCGAGTTAGTTAAACGATTGATCGCGTCGTTCAATTCATCCTGGTGAACATATGTAGCAGAACTATAAGAGTTTCCTTGCTGAATTGTTGTATTAAGATTCGTTATTTCATTGCGAATATTACTTGACGTTTTAGCCGTCTGTTCAGAAAGAAGATCCGACTCGTTTGCTCCGAATGTGTACTTTGTGTTTTCTGGAGAAATCAAATCGTATTCAATACCTGTGCATGTAAAATATTCATCTATACCATGCGGCTCTGATTTAACACGAACAAAATCTCCAAGCTTAATAGACCCATAAGAAGAATCTATAAGGCCAAGATCTACTGCGCCGATTTCCAACGAAACAGCCATGTAAATGCTTGAGTTCAAATATTCTTTAGCCACTTCGAGTAACTCGGAAGGCTTTTTAATATCAGACCACTCGTGGTGTTGAACAATCCTTCCAAACCAAGAGATACCGGTTCCGTTTTCAATGTAATCCTTACCGCCATTAACAGATTTAATATCGATTGGTTTGTTGTCTTTTGAATTATCCGGTACTCCACCAGTTGGAATCAAAACTGTAAATATGTCTGAAGCGTCTATTGTTTTAGTAACATCTAACAGGTTTACACCAAACTCAATAGTTTGCTCGGCAATGTCTCCAGCGTCAGTCAAAAAGTCTAAGTAGTACAACCCGTCAGTTTCTCTGGTTAGGAAATATCCTCCATACTCTTCAACAAGAGATGAAAGCCTATCATACGTGGACGTGTAATCTTCAACCTCAAAAGTATTCTCCGAATATGTACCTTCAACGTTTACAACGCCAGGATAGAAATGCTTGTATGCATCCGTCTGCGAATTGTGGTTCTGAACAAGCCAAGCAATGTATGCTTCTAACTGCATGGTTTTTGAATGCGGACGAACGATAGAATCCATCAAAAATGCATACATACCTTCGCAGCTAACTTGCTTATTGTTGTTAAAATCCTTATCGTCTTGTATAACTCTTCCTCGGAATAACGTGGACTTGCCATCTGTAACGGTTATGATCGTTGACATCTTTTCCAAAGAGTCGTACATCGCATGATTCGGAGTCATAGTAAAATTAAAAGTCCCGGCTTCATCCAAAGTTAAAGATAAAACCGGGTCAATTAACAAATATCTTTCGTCTTCCAGTCGCGGATCATGCATTAACGCACCGTCTGCATAAGCGAGATACATTACAAATATCCTCCTGTGTATGTGATGCTAACACGACCCTTTCCAGAAAAAATGAAAACTGAAATTCCCATGTCCGGCGAAATGCTCAAAAACTTATTAGTTCCCTCCACAAGAGGATACAGAACTCCGTCATGACAAAGTGAAAGAGTATCTCCGTCTTCTATATATGCTGTAAACACGGGAGACGACTTTAACTTACTTCCCCGCATTCTAACAATCCGAGTGCCATCAATCTCATAGAAGTGACCGTAATCACGACACAAATCCGTGTTAAAGTTGTGAGGATCCCACTTCCACCTATAGCTAGCCTCAGTATCTTCATACTTATAGGGGTGAACGTTATAGTCAACAACTATGTTTGTTGGAGGGTTGGATTTCCATTCGTTTATCGAGAAACGACCGATCCAGTAATATATCGGATCGTCTTCGAGCACAACTCTCATCTCTTGACCATGTAAATAATTAATCATGTCGAAATAATAGTTGTACCATTCCCGTCCTTCGTCATAAGCATAAAAAGTCAAAGACCCGGTTCGGTTTCTAAACTTAACATCGCCGGTCAAAGATTCAGTTAAATCCAGGGACCCATCGGCCCCCGGAATTTCAATAATTGAAGTTTTTGCTTCTGGCGGTTTAAACCTCGGGAATTCAGCCGGAACCAATTTCCAGTCATCCCAAGTATTCTTTTCGCCAAAATATATAGAATGATACATTATCTCCGGCCTCCAAAGGCTTTGGTTTTTCTACCAAGACCCTTATCGATTTTTGGTAAAAGTTTTCCGACAACAACATCTCCGTCAAGAACAATATTAGTATTGCTAAGAAGATCAATAAGACCATCAAGTTTAGCGCTCTGATCGCCAAGTTTCTTAACAATCGTTTGTACTGTTTGGTCGGAAACGTCCAATCTTGTCGAAAGTTTATCGATAGTATCCCATTTTGAAGTTGTAACAGTTGCATCGAGAGCAAGAGTTCTAGTCTGTAAGCTATTAATCTGAGCGATTCCATCCTGAACGTATGTGAGGTCCATTACAGGTCTAATTGTCGGCGAAAGTTCAATTTCACCATCGGCAATTGCCGCGGCATAACGAACGGCGTCAGACATTGAATTTACAACAGACATGCCAAGATCATTAGACGATCTGGCGACATCTTTAGTCATTGACCCCATACCGAGGATAAGACCCTGGTCCAAGTACTGTCCGTATCTAAAGAATCTCTTTGACGGCGAAGCTATTTCTTCAGCTTTTTCCACAGTAGAGTTTACAATGTTAGTAATTTCTTGAGCCTTATCTTTAACCGCTTGAAGCTTGGAATTCATACCGTCTACAAATCCCTGAACAACATTGCGACCATAACCGAAGAATTTTAGTTTCATTATGATCCCAAGGGTGAGTGCACCACTGGTCGATAATGTTCTAAAGAAACTTGTAACCGAAGGCATTTTACTACGCATGCCAGTTACAAACATAGTTATAAGTTTTGCGCCCTGGAGGTTGACTTGATTTATTTGATCTTCGGAAGAAACCATGTATGAATCAAATATCTCAGTGATTACGTTAAAAATCTCAGCACGATTCTCGCTCATACCTTGGGCAATACCCTGGTCTAAGTACATGCCAATTTCAATACCTTTAGTCGAAGGCGAGTTAATTCCAAGTTTGCTGTTAATCGTCTGCAGCAGTTCGTCTGTATTGCTCGACGCTGCATCGGTAACCAAATAATTGGAATTAGTTAAGCCTTGGGCGGTTCCTTCGTTAAAATATTGTCCTATCGAAGACGTATCAACTTTTCCGCTGGTAGGTATAGAATTAAGAGCAGTAGCTAGATTATCGCCATACGCATTACCTTGCTGGGTACCAAGCGAACCCCAAGCATCCATGTTCTGTATTCCGCTCAACGCATTACCCATCGCCGTAGAAGCAGCAGTAGCAATGCCAGAAGTTGCACTAGAATATCCTTCAGTAGCAGCTGTGCCGGCTTGTTCTGCTTCAGCAGTAGTCGATGCAAGCATATCGTGAACGTCTTGCTTTGCACCTTCAAGCGCATCTGAAATACCCTGTCCAACACCTGGTATCTTCTCAGCAATGACCTGAAAAGCGTAAATAACCATTTCGAGAATGGAGCTTAGCAAGTTTGCTACGGCTCCAATAATAATGTCTTGGTTCTCACGAAGACCGTTGGCCAGTCCGTTTACAAACGAAACCATCAATTCGATACCGGCTTGAATTATGGCGTCCATGCTGGAGATAAGTCCGTAAATCAAACCCAATATCAACTGAGTTGCAAAATGAATCACCTGCGGTACTAAAACCGAAAGATTCGCAAATAATTCTGCAGCAACGGAAAGTATCGTTGTAACTATGGTGCTAACACTACCCAGAATAACCCTACAGACTATCTCAATTAACTTTGTTAGAACAGCTACTACCAAGGGCCCTAAAGAAACAAGACCACTTAATAAAGCAGCTGCAGCTGCGATAAAATCCACGACCAATATAGGCAATGCCCCGCCAAGGGCGAGAAGGCCAGCCGTAACACCGACTAACGCCGGACCGAGCATCAATAAGCCAAGGGCCATTAAAGCAAAACCACCGGCCACAAATAAAATGGCGGGACCGTAAATAGCCAGCGCTTTCACGGCAACACCGAACACTAACAATGCAGCCGCCATACCAATAAAGCCGACGATCAACGACGTCACTGGCATGTTTCCAATTACAAATATAGCCTCGGCCATAGCGGTCATAGCTTTTCCCACTAGTAAAAATCCGGCAGCTGTTTTAACGACATCGCATTTTTCTAGAACTTTAAAGGCTACAGTAAGACCAAATACGATAGAAATAAGCGCCAAGAAACCCTGTAAGAAAGATTCTCCGCCGTTTTTGGCAATATCGGTCATCTGTTTAAGAGCATCAGCAAATATAAGCATCGCTGCGGCAATAAGTATAATACCTAATCCTTTCCCCACAAAGCCTTTAGACTTTTCGGAAAGTTTTGCAAATATTCCGAGCATGAGGATCAATGCCGCGACAGCTCCTAATCCCTTAAGAAGCTGGTCGGTGTCAAGTTTTCCTAAAATATACACAGATGCGCATAATGCCAGAACACCAATTGCCATTTGCTTAAGTGACTTACCGACTTCTTTTGTTAGATTTGGATTCACCCATTTGCCCATGGCGAACATAAACGTCCCAATGATTACAAACACTCCAGCTAACGCAAGTATCCCTTGTTCTGCTTGGTTTGGATCTAATTTACCAAGTGATTTTATCGACATTGACAAAATAAGGATGGCAACCGATATCTTAATCATAGACTTAGCAGAATCCATGAAACCGCTTTGACTCTTTTCCATACCTTTTGCAAACAAGAACATTTCAAGCATTATTCCGGTAAGAGCTTCAATTGCGACGGTAGCTTGGTCTCCGTTTAACTTACCTAAAGTTTTTACAGCGAACGACATTATTAACACCGCTGCACTTAATTTTATCATGGACGATGTTAATGATTTAAAAGCCTCTTCATTTCCTTGTGATCCACCTTGTTTATAGAACAGCCAAATTGAGCCGAAAATATCAGCAAACATCGTTGTAATAGCAAGGCAAGAATTTCGTAATGCACCACCATCTATCGTAGACAGTACAAAAATAGCGCCAGCAAGAATTGCTATAGAAACTGCAATTTTCTTGAACTGAGCAACTACATCTCCGCCTTTAAACGATTCCAAAACGCCATCGACTAATTCGCTCAAAGAACTGACAATGCCTGATCCACCCTTTCCGATTCCGTTAGAAAGAGCACCTAAAATATTAGCAACTCCTTCTCCAGATTTACCAAAAGCGGCGAAAGCATTGGCGAGCCATCCAAATCCTTTACCAACGCTATATAAAATTTTAGCGAATCCACCAGTAAGAATTATTCCGGCAATCCCCTTAAGTATATCCAAAAATCTTTGGAAGTCGAAAGCGCCGGTGGCATCTTTTGCCCCGCTTACAAACTTACCAAACAAACTACCTAAAGTAGATAAAAGACCTGTTAAATAACCCCAAAGAGTTTTTATAGTATTGACTATTGTAACTAGAACGCCTTTTTCCCTAAGATTACTTAGAAAAGTCTTAACCGCTGTGGCCGCCTTAAATATGACATCTCCTAAAGGTTTGAAGAAGTCAAGTACTTTCTTGACAGCGCCGCCCAAATTTTTAAGGGCGTTAGAAAACGAAAATGTTGCTTCGCCGTCGCTAGTGACAGATTTAAAGAAGTCGAAGAATATACCGATAAGTTCTTTAAATACGCCAAGGACAGAACCGCCCACGTCTTTAATATATTCGAAATGGGTTAGAAATTGATCGAAGCTTCCGAAGTCAATCCATTTACCGTCACTTAAAAACGTGCTGTATATACCGTTAAAGATGTTAGTTACTAATAAATATACTTTTTCTAACTTAGACAACAGCGGGTCCGTTTGAGTTAGAAACGAATCAGATGTCGCCCTATATAGAGATTCGTCCCATATAGCTTTAATTGTTCTAAACGCATCGATAGCCTTTGAAAAATCAGGCATTTTAATATCTATGCCTGAAAATTCTTCAAACTTATGCCAAAGATCTTGAACAATTCCGCTAAACGCTTCCCATTGTTTAATTGGGTCATTGTCGAAATTCGATATATCGAAGAACGAAAGATCCACGCCAGAAAGCTCTGATAAAACACCAAGCAAAAATTCTACACCGCGTTTAACGACGTTAATTACGCTTCCTATATTGCGAAACACCCGATCTATGAGATTAGTTTTATCTAACCAAATATCTAAAGCGTGAGCTCCTGAAGCTAACAGGGTGATTAGATTCAAGAAAATGTCGAAAAAAGGAGTAAATATAGTAAGGAATTTTACAGCAACACCGATGATGCCACTAAAAATCTCCCACAAATTTCGTAACACTCCGCCCACGGCTTCGCCTATGACAGACATCTTTCCGAGAACAGAGTCAAATTTGTCGGACTCTAAAACACTTTTCATGAAGTCAGAGAACCTAGTAGATAAATCTACCAAATCCTGCGCAAGATCTTTAATGACCTGTTCCTGATCTTTTCCAAAAATACCATAAAAAAGCCCCCGTCCAAACGAGGCCATCGTTTCTTTAAGAATTTTGTATCCGCTGGCAAGACCGGACAGCATTTTATCTCGGCCTTCCATATCGTGCCAAAGTTTCAGTATCCCATTACGGAAATCACTTGTAGCCCCTAGGAGACCGCCAACTTCTTTACTAATACTGGTAAATAACTTTTTGGCTTCGTTAAAATCGCCAATCAAATATTCCCATGTTTGGGTCCAACCAGACTGAGCGGCTTCCTTTAAAGTATCCATCAACTGCGTAAATGTCTTTACTTCTGTTGCCGCTTTCTCGGCAGTATCAGCCAAGTTTAGAACTGAATTGATCTGATCCGCGGTGAGATCTGTAGAGCCAGCTAAAGTTTCAGACAATTTCTTAATCGCTGCATCGGCATCGTCTGCTGCTGAAGCTTCGTCATACATGGCCTTGATCTGGTCCATTGTATACTCAGAGCTTTCTTTTAAATGACTCTTCAAATAATCAAGAGCACCAGATCTTGTGATTCGATTCAGCGTCTTTGCGAGAACACCCGATGTGATCCAGCCTTTTTTTAATGATTCTCTAAAAGAACCGGCTTTCTTAATTAAAGCATCGACATCAACGTTATAGCCATTCTGTATGATTTCGTCTACATCTTTTACGGACATCCCGAACTTATCCGCAATATCCTTAGTTTCCATTCCCTGAGCGCTAAGACTTTTCATCTGCTTAGCCATATTGACCATTTCTCGGGAAGTTTGTTTAAGCTGCTCCTGGAATAATTCACCGCCCATACCGGCATTAACAACAGAGTTCCAGTCCTGTAGTTTTACTGTACCAGACGATAAGGCCTGAGAAAGCTGATACATTGCCGTGGATGCCTGCTGCGATGTTGAACCCGATACGGCGGCAAGGTTTGCGATACCCTGGATAGCACTAGTTGAAGTTTTCAGATCCAAACCCGCGGCTGTGAAACGACCAATGTTCTGAGTCATCTGCGTGAAGTTGTATATGGTCTTATCAGCATATAAGTTTAGTTCATCTAGAGCAGCGTTTACTTCATCAAGTGTCGTACCTTTCGACTTAGTATTAGCAAGAATTGTCTGTATAGCGTTTATCTGTGTCTCGTATTCTTGTAAACCAGTCTTAACAGGTGTAATGGTAAAATCCTTAACTAATTGCTCACCGACACTCGTTATTTTGTTAGCAATATCTGTAAGAACCTTGAGCCCCATGTATTGGAGCATGTTAAACCTGTTAGTAACCTCCTCTAATCCGTTTGAAAGAGGAGAAAAAGAAATGCCGCCAATAGCTGCTCCGAGCTTATCTATTCCGGCACCGACACCGGTAAAGTTTAAAGCTTTCTTGAGATTGTCGAGAGAAAGAACACTTTGGGCGACGCCATCCGTAAACTGCTCGGCATCGAATTTCATCTCAACAATGCGTTGATCAACGAGACCATTTAACATAGCTTACTGACCTCCTCCCAAGCTTCATTTGCTAATTTTTCAAAAATTTCTTCCAGAGCGGGCTTTATGTAATCTTTACCGTGTACGTATCCTCCATTTCTAGTACCATGACCGTATTGAAGAATGACAGCTATCGGAACACCGTCTACAACGTTGGTATTATTCCATGAAATAGTAATCTGGTCCTTCTTCTTCTCAATTTTATATTCCCAACAAGAAGCTGTCTTTCCAGTATCTACTGGTGTAGCTCTCGATAAGGCATCGACACCGAGTTTTCCGTACTTATCAAGCACATTAAACCAAGGCGATTTATTTAGCGCCTTGAAATATGCATCTGCTTTTTTAAAATCGCCTTTCTGTTTAATGGTGATGATTGACATGATTAGCCTTTCGTTTTCCAAAGCTTTTTGCGAGCTTCATTTTCATAGTATCTATTCTTCAGAATATCGTGTTTACTCATTTTTTTCTTCGGGGTATTTTTTCGATCACAAAGTTGAATCAGCGTTAACAAACGGTTAATGTGCCATTTCTGGTATTCTTGCGGTATGTTGAACGCGATCATTAAATAGTAAATATACTCTGATGTTAATGTTCTATTAGCTCGTGCTTGACCGGGCTTTTCTTTAAAACGAGTCGCTGTCATTGGCTTTTCTATGTAGTCCGTTACCTTTTTAAGCAACTCTTTATCAGTTGTAATATAGTAAAAAACGCGCGGATCAACTTTTTTATTAAGAGTCATACATCTCAAATAATCCACAAGCTGATCCGCCGTTTTGCTTTCCTTACTTAGAAAGGGTACCTCCCAGGTTGACTCCCATTTTGAAATTGAGACTAGCGAATGTTCCATCTCCAAATTTTGTTCAGGAATATATAGAAACTTTTCGTTTCGTTCATCCCAAAGAGAAACCTTAGGAGTCTTTAACGTAAGCATTAGCTCTGAATAGCGCCTTCAGGAATATCAACTGTTGTAGGTCCAACGCCTTTGATAAACTGAATAGCGGCGTCTGTATTTGTTACAAGTTCAACTATCAGTTCGCTATATGCTTCTGTCTGACTAAAAGCGATCCACTTCGGAGTTTTTCCGTCCGCTTCAAGCTTTAAGAACCGCTCACCGTCAGGGCTCTTTTCGCCATAAGATTCCCTTACAATCTTTTCGAATATAGAGTACAAAGCCGGAACATCTTTGGCCTCTGTAATACTCTGAATATATGCTTTAAAACCGCCGGGAGTTGTGTACTCCATATGAACTAATTCTGCTTTTGAGAGATTGAACATGAACTCTCTCGTGATCTCTTCACCGTTGTAGTTGGTGTATGTAATCTTCTTAGTAATCATGCTGTCGTCCTTTCTTTTAAAAATAGAGGGGCGGCCTACGAACGGCCATACCCCTCGGTGAAAGATCTTACAAAATATGCATCTTATGCTGCAAACAGATCGAACACTTCTTTAGGCAGAGGAAGTCTAGGATCTGTTCCCTCGTCGTTGCCGCTTCCATCAGTACCGTACAGAATATCCTCAAGCTGTTTAAGCTTAGCCGCGTCAACCTTGGTGGAGTCGATAACGATTGAAGCTGTGGGACGATAATTCTTGTATTTGCCATCAAGCTCGACTTTAGTCGTTGTATAATCCCAGCTGAAAGTCTGAGGATCAGGGCTATCCGTTTCTGTCTCGAAACTCTTTTCGGAAGGAGACGCAGTTGCTCCGTAAACAAGATGCAGCTTATAACCATAGTCAGTCTGCTTTACATCGTTACCGATCATAGTCCTATAAGTAAGACCAAACATAAGTCTAGTCTGCTGGCCTACCAGAACACCAGGAACAACCTGTGCGGTTCCGTCGCATTCAAGCCATTCTTCAGGGTATGTGTATGCTTCAATACTTCCCTCGATCTCTTCGGTTGCGCGAAGATCCAGATACTTTTTGTTATCAGCGTAAATAGGGTTGGAATCGCCGCCGTTAGGACTTTCACTAACAGAGCTAAGACCATTCCAAGCAACTCCAACGCCATATGTGCCATCCGGTTTGCACTTATACAGAACAGCACGATCACAACCAAGCTCATAAAGCTTTTCGCCAGTCTGATCCCATTTGAGTAATGCCATAGGATTTCCTCCTTAATAATAAATAGTGAAGGGCCAATGCCAAAGATTGTCTGTGGTAAAAGGAACTCCGGGATCGCAGAATGAAAAACATTCTATCATTTGATCAGGAAGCTCCCACTCAGGATCTCTGCTAATCATGGTCACTTCATAACACTTCATGTTGAAATATCGTTTATTGTTCGCATTAACGCCGGACGGGCGGGATGGTTTGTAGACTATACACGGGTATGAGATTTTAACACTCTCCGGCGGATTGTAATACACATTCCCGGTCCCTAAAAACCTTACCAATTCGGTATTAAAATCTTTCCTAGTCCTCGCCATTATAAACTCCTCCGATCGTTAAAATGAGACGAGGGGGATGGACCTCAACACTTGTGACGATCCATTTAGCCCCCATCCATTCTGCGTATTTGATCTCTGAAAAATTATGAAATGCGAAAGCATCGGCCACAATGCTGATACGAGCGCTCAAGGAAAGATCGTCGTTTTGCTTTGTACTAACACTCTGCCAATGTCCCGAGTATCCATCCAAAACATCCCCCCGGTACTTTTGGCTAACCATTTTTGGCTTCCAAATACCATCACCTTTGCCAACGGTGTGCATGAAGCCGATGTTTCCGCAATATTTCATAATTTACCTCATTTTGATTTTTAACAGATTACTGAGAAACGGTGTGCTCAATCGCAATAGCGGACAGAGGCTTAACCAGAGCGCCAGAGCAACGAGTCTCGATCAGATACTTCTGCTGGTTGTAGTCAATATCAAAGTCATCGAACATGTTGATTGCGCCGCCCTTGTCAGCACCTACGTTGTAGTCCTGAAGGTTAACAATGATGCCATCGAGAGTTCTGTTGACGTTATCAACTTCACGAGAAAGGTTCTCCATAACAGGAACCGTAACAATCTCTTTAACACGAAGCTTACGAGCAAGAGCTGCCTCGTCGGCATACAGAGCGTGTCCGATGCCATCCTCGAGCAGAAGCATGTTAGTAAGCATGTCTTCTGTTGTATACAGGCTAGGGGTACCAGATCCCTTGTAGTTCTTACGGGCCTTAATAGCTGCTCTGATAAACTTCTTAGCCTTGGAATCTTCATCGTCGGCAGCTGTCATGGTGAGCAGAACATTGATGGTGTAAAGTTCGGAATCAGTCCAGATGGGACGAATATGCAGATCAGAGATCTTGTCTTCGTCATATGCGGTACGACCATCGCCGACGAGGATCGCGCGAGCAAGTTCCTCATCAAGCATCTGGCGCATCTCAGTCTTAAGCCATGCAACAACATCAAAGTCTGTAATATCAACGATGTCATCACGATCCAGCTTCTGTCTCTTGTAAATTGTCTGAGGATCGGTTGTTCTCTTCAGAAGTTTGAAGACTTCGTCCTTCTTCAGCTTTCCTTTGATGTAACCCTTCGCGCGGGCTTCGTTCTCGGTAATATCAGCGTGAACAGATTTAATTCTGGAGAAAGGTGTGTGCCTAGTTCCGCTCATGACCTTCTGGACCCAGCCAGTATCACGCTGAATAAAATCGGGGCGATCTTCAATCGATCTGGCATCAGGGAACAGGTATTCAAGGTTATCAATGCCATATTCATCGGCATGTGCAAGGAAGGAATCCCTAAGGCTACCAAGTCTTTCGCCATCTTCAAGGATCGCTGCTTCTTCGGAATGTGTAAGCGTATCGTTCATGTCATAATCTCCATACATATCAAATGCGTTCTGTCTCATAAATGTCTCCCCATAGTCATCGCCATGTTCCAGGCCATAGTCATAGCCTACATCGTAAGCATAATCGACATCTTCGTCATAAACTTCGTCGTCATCATAGTACTCATCTTCGTCGTCATCATAGTACTCATCTTCGTCGTCATCATCATAGTACTCATCTTCATCATCATAGTACTCGTCATAATCTCCGGAATGAGCTACTTCGTCATAGACCTCATCTTCGTCATAGACTTCGTCGCCGTCATAGATCTCATCTTCATCATAGACTTCGTCGTCGTCATAGTACTCGTCATCGTCATAAATTTCATCATCATAATATTCGTCGTTGTACATACCTGAATGTTCCACCTCTCCGCCGCCTTCTTCAGCAGCTTTTCGAATTAGATAATATAAAACTTTTTTCTGTAACGGTGTGAAGGTATCGAATACATCTTTTACTGTCAGATCATCGTCGGAATGGGACATTTCGGCGTCATCTTCATCATAGTCTTCGTATTCATCATCTTCATCATAGTCTTCGTATTCATCATCTTCGCCACGCATAGCCTGGCCGATGAGAAAATATGCAACTTTCTTCTGTACAGGTGTGAATGTATCAAACACATCCTGTACGGTCATTTCGCCGTTAGCCATTTCGTCCTCCTCGTCCTCATCATACCCATCATCAGAGTGATATATTGAATCGGACACGACAAAATCGTAACCCGTGTAAATGGTACCTTCGCCATCGTCCATGTCTGACAAAGTGTCATAACCATGAGCCAGATTAGACATTTCAATATAAGCACCGGGATTTGCCGGAGTATAGACAAGACTTACTTCTCTAATCGCGCCATGAAGAACGTCGCCGCCTCGTTGCTTTAAACGATTCGCAAATATACTTAACGATGTAATGTCTCCATTTCGAACCGCTTCTTTAGCATGCTGGGCAGAAGGTGTATTGTTAAACTTGCAGTATGTATATACACCCTCGGCTCTATTCTCTAATAATGCATGACCAAGTACATTTGTCGGTTCATTGTGCTGATGATTCCAAACCAAAGGTACAATTTGACCATCATTATCTGCAAAGGCGTTTTGCCGTATCGTTCTTCCATCAGAGCATTTCAAATTATTTCTAGTGGCCCAGCCACTAAAATCATAGTCAAACTGCCCCATTTTGATTTTCTCCTTTATTCTTCATAATCTTCATCTTCATAACCTTCCTGATCGGGATCATAGTCATAACCTTCCTCGTCGTACTCTTCTTGATTGCCAGAATCTTCGGATGGATTATTTGCCTTGTTCAGATTCTTATTACGCAATTCGTCAGCATCCGGACTATTCGAAGGCCGTAAGCCCATCTTTCCTCTAATTTCATTAGAAGACATGATTTCATTTCGTGTAAATTTATCTCCGGCTTCTGCTAGATCGGTTAGGTTAGAAAGCTTGAAAGGATCTCTGAAGAAATAAATAGACTGCCCTTGGGTAATGGCAGTCTTAGTTAAAAATTTACGTTTCATTTCGTCAGCAATCGCTGAAAGGATAGGCTCAATCGTTCTATTGTAGTAATTAAGCATAACTTTGTCATCGGCAGTACCCTCAAATACTTCTTTTGTTATACCTAATTGGCTATACAACTCTGTTTTTAGAGCTTCAATTTGTCCCTGCAAATTGTTTTCGATAGCTCTATTCAACTGAACAATTTTTTCTGTTCCGTCCGTATATGCGATTCCATATTTTGAACCGTTTAACTGGTTTTCAATTTCTTTTCTTCGATTTTCAGCTTGAGTTCTCTGTAAATCGGTTTTTATTACATAAGGGAGCTGAATAATCAAATCTAATTTACCAGAGCTTGTCTGCTCGTCAATCGCATCCAGCATTGCAATTTTTCGCATAAGCCGCTGAAGGGTGCTATTTCTCTCATTCATAACGGCATATAACGGATTTTCTACAATACTGACAATGCGTTTTGGCATTATTAGATCTTTATGATCCCCAGTACGTTCGTCGTAAAGATTAACGCGAACATGAGACGCATACCAATTTACAATCTTCCCAACTCTCAAAGATCGAATATCGTAAGAACCGGTTTCAGGATTAACGTTTGTGTCAATCGGAACTATTGCAATGACACCTTCGTCGCACAACGACGTAACAACGTCTTGCATAAATGCTCTACCGGTTTGATCCAGGTTTGCAGAAACCCTAAGGCAATCATTAAGACCGCTTGGAACATCATCAAGATACTGATCGTCCTCGTTCAAATATGCGTGCCGAATGTTAATTGCGGCAACATCGATCGCAATTCTTGTATAAATTGGAGCTATTTTTGCCCTTGCAGCACGCATAGAAATTCTGGTCATGTCCGGTCTTCTTGAAAATGAAGGACCTATGATTTCTCTAGTTGTTTTTGTGGGGTCGCGTCCAAGAAACGCGTTCCATCCGTTTTGCAATCTATCAAAAAATCCCATTTTGACGGTTACCTCAAGCTATAGATTTTTGCGCATTATCTCTTGTTTCTTTTAGGATCAACATACTTTCCGTATTTTTTTCTATTCCTATAGAATTGGACTTGATCCATCGCCATGCCGCCTAAACCGTTAGTAAAACTATCAATCAGCGCTTCCTGTTTTGGACTAGTGTTACGTCCGGATCGAGTCTTTAGCGGAACAAATGATCTGGTATAATTATCTCGCACAAAACGCGCCATCGGGCTCTTATTAGACCGCGTCACCCTATCAAACTTTGCAAGCTGTTTAGCGTTATAAGCTGCACTTTCGTCCTTTATTCGCCCATAGGTTGTGGCTCTGGTTTTGGCATGCCGATCATAAGTTCTAGCCAAGGCATCTTCGGCGGCAATTCTACTTCCAAGGCCTAGGCGGGTCTTATAGTCAAGCTTCTCTAATATGTTTTTTGCATCTCTATCGCCGCGAGCTAAATCTGCGCGCATTCGATAGCCTTCAGCCCTCGAGATTCTATATCGTTTCCCGATTCCGGTTCTAGCGTTTTCGGCTTTACTATCCTGCAAAGACGCTTTCCGTTCAAGCTTAGCTATTTTGTCATTGAATCTTTTGTAACGTCTAGCTCCGGCATCCGTGTAAGAGCCGTCGGCATTCTGATAACGACGAACGCCCCACTTCATACCCTTGATGCCGTGATGCATTAAATAATCTTTATAATCGTTCATCGTGGATTATCTCCGTTTTTTCGTTTGTCTACCGCTTCTATTTCTTGCTCTATCCTGTGCGGCCATTGTTGCGGCGTAACCGGTTGCCATTCCCGCTGCTGCGGCGGCTCCATTCACTCCATTTCTGAAGTTACGATCGGTTTTGTATTTATAGTTGAACAGTCCTCCGGCTTGCTTCGCTGCTCTACCGGCTCTACCGGCAGCGGACTTAGCTTTCTGTCCAGCATTCCTTGCAGCATTCCGGGCATTACCATAGGCACCCTGGGCGGCATTTCTAGTCTTGTTAAACGCGTCTTTAGCTCTCTGACCAGCGGAACGATCTTTCGCCTCAATTCTAAGCAGGTTAGGGTTAGCTTCACGCCCAGCGTAAGGGTTTTTCCTTGTAAACTTATTCTTTACTGCATCTCTGGCATTACCAGCAGCATCTTTAACTCTCTGACGTACAGTCTTGTAATCGCCGTCAATTACACCGTCTTTATCTACACCCGGAGCATGTCTTCCTTTGAAATTATTGATCTTAGATTTAAGATTTCCAAATCTAGATTCTTTTCCAGGAGGAATTACTTCTCCTTTCATTCTATTTCTGATAGAGCTAGCTGCGCCTTTAGCTTTACCGGCTACAAATCCGGCTCCAGCTCTAGCTTTACCAGCAACAAATCCAGCTCCGGATCTTACCTTTCCGGCTCCAGCTCCAACAGCCTGACCGAATTTAGAGTTTCTAACTTTGCTGGCCGCGTCACGAACATTTTGCTTGAACAATTCCGCTCTCATAGCATTATTAACGGCAACGGTCTTACCGTATTTCTTAGCTCTATTAATTCCGGAACCAACAGCCTGACCGAATTTAGAGTTTCTAACGGCATTACCAGCATCTCTAGCCTTACCGCCTACAAATCCAGCTCCAGCTCTAGCTTTACCAGCTACAAATCCAGCTCCAGATCTTACCTTACCGGCTCCAGCTCCTACAGCCTGACCGAATTTAGAGTTTCTAACGGCACCAGCCGCATCTCTAGCCTTACCGCCTACAAATCCAGCTCCAGCTCTAGCTTTACCAGCTACAAATCCAGCTCCAGATCTTACCTTACCGGCTCCAGCTCCTACAGCCTGTCCAAACTTAGAGTTTCTTACCCTATTGGCACCGGCTCCTACGGCCTGACCGAATTTAGAGTTTCTAACGGCATTACCAGCATCTCTAGCCTTACCGCCTACAAATCCAGCTCCAGCTCTAGCTTTACCAGCTACAAATCCAGCTCCAGATCTTACCTTACCGGCTCCAGCTCCGACAGCCTGTCCAAACTTAGAGTTTCTAACTTTGCTGGCACCAGCTCCAACCGCCTGACCGAATTTAGAGTTTCTAACTTTACCGGCACCGGCAACTGCAGCCTGACCAGCTTTAGAATTTTTGATAGCGTTAAACGCTTTCCGATCAAGACCAGACTTATGAAGTCCGTATGCAGCAGCACCGGCAAGAGCAGCAGCACCAGCAACCTTAGCAATTCTCTTTAATCTTCCGGATCTTCCACCGGCAGATCGTCCACCGCCCCGGGAACCACCTCTGGAAGCTCCACCGCCCCGGGAACCACCGGAAACTTTACCGCCAGAATATCTTCCCTGTCCAGCAGCCGTGTATGAGCCATCTGGATTCTGGTACCTTCTAACGCCCCACTTCATTCCTCTGACGCCAAAATGCATCAGGTAATCATCGTTATTGTAACCATAATAATTTCGCATTGTGTGTATCTCCCATTTTGATTTTTTAGACACATTTCGGTTAATACCAAAGAGGCCATACTTCATTTGCTCTTACCTTTAATGGTAAGCCAAGTCTTTCAGAATTTTGTCTATGTTTATTCATGTATGCCCTAGCCCTCTGCTCAGCTCGTCGTTTATTAGCTGCTTCGCTAGATTGCCTGTTCCGTTTCTCAAACACCTCGTCTGTTTCTCGACGATAGTTGTCAGATCTTCTTTGGTCTCTTTTCTTGTTAATACTAGAAAGCGCTACGTTGCCTCCAAGTAATGCTGCAAAAACAGCTGTATTACGCAACCGGGCTCTTCTATTTCGTTCTTCTTTGGTGAGTTTCCGCTTTGGTTTATTCTGTCTTTCTCTTCTAATGCCCCATCTCATTCCCTTGACGCCATGATGGGCTAAGTAATCTCGGTAATCGTTCATACTATCCTCCTAGAACGAATCTCTATTCGCTTTATACGCGACATACGCGTCCATCATTGCCGCAACATTATCGATCTTTTCTTCTCTCCGACGTTTTAATAATTTTCGGTTGCCGTTTGTGTCCTGAAGAGTTATGCAATTCCCCATCGTATACGTCATTAATTCCTCATCAAATAACAACATTCTCTCAGAAGCTAACTTTTTTAACTCTCCTAAGGGAACTGATTCCGTCTTTACTCCCTGAGGAACTTTTACAATTCCAAACGGACCATTTTCACTTTCCCAACGTTCAACAAAAGTTTTCGCATTGTAAGGATCATATCCAAAAGCACGAACATCATAACCGCTTTCAATAATGTGTCTATCTAAATCTTCATAAACCATTGGTAAATCTAGGACAGTTCCTTCTAATACAACTAAACTACCCTCGGCAATGAACTCATCGTATTTAGCACGCATCGCCCCTGGTAATTTCATTTGGGTAAGTGTAGTTATGTAGCTTCGCGTCTTAACTCCAAAGCATCCGTTAGAAAGTGGAAATATGAACGTAAATGCACAGAAGTCATCACCCTGAGATAAATCAGCGCCCATCGCACAAGGCATCTGCCAATAACTTCTCTTTCTGTGAGGAAGTGTCTCTTCGTAAGTAAAGAAATACGTATAACCTTCCATCGGTATTCCGAATCTCTTTGCTAAAATATCGTTTCTTGCAGCCGGGGCATTCTCAGCACGCTCAACATCGAGTTGGTATGTCTCGTATGTAACAGTCTTCCCAAGATTCGGATTTGCTTTCAGCCACATGGCCGGGTTTGCCACCTCGGTTATGTCGTCCAGCTTGTAGTACCAAATGCTTACGTGCGGGTTAACATACTTTCCACGCAGTATGTCAAGAAGCTCCATTTTGATAGTATCGCCAGCGCTATTACGTACAGTACCTTCCGACGACATAGCCACGATTAGCCAATCGTCTAATTTATTAGCGCCCTGCTCAATAGCACCGACGACATCTTCTCGAATATCGCCAGACAGCCATTCGTCAACAGTAGAAATTTTTGGCCTTAATCCTTGGAGCTTATCGATACGCATAGTTCGTATTTCGAGCAAAGACCCCGTGAGAAAATTCTCAATACCCTTTTTAGTAGATGCTAACTTTTGTCTTTTAGATTTTAGTCCCGTTGTGTTTTGTAAAGACCCGTCGGTTAAGAATTTGAACAATGGGCCTCTGGATCTCGCGATCGAAGTTCGAATTGGAGATAGAACTTCATCCGCCTGCTTCATAGTTGGGGCGGTTGTAATTTGATGTGTTGTAGATGTGTCTATGTTCAAAAAATAATTTTGTATACAGGAGCCGTACATAGATTTGGCGGCTCCTCGAGCAACAATTAAATACTGTTTGTTTATTAAACGTTTTTTAATCTGCTTGACAACATAGTGACCGCCATGTCCGTCAGGATCTGGTTCGTAAACATTTCGATCGACAAAATAATACCAACCGAATATGTCTTCTCCCCAAAGTTTGAAAGTGTCTAGTAAGTGTAAATCTGCGCCATCCGTTAAGGTCAGTTCTTCTTCACAAAATCGAATCCAGCCCTCAACAGCCTCATCGTCATAATATACATTTGGGTTTTCAATCAGTCGATCTATTCTATTCATCTGCATAGAAATTTCGTGATTGACTGGTATCTCACCTCGAATTACCGCTTCGCGAAACTGACCGTAATATATTGGCGTCGCGGTATTTGATAACATCGTCCTTTACCTCTTTAGTTATTCCTCGGCGTTTTTGTTCTTTTTGTTTGTTTTCTTTCCTCGCTTTCTGCGATATGATCCGCCGTTTTTAGCAGCATATTTAAACGCGTCTATTGCTGTGGTTGCAGCAACTGTTCCACCGGCCAGAGCTCCATATTGTTTTCCGTAATATTTTACGGCAGCCTTTGCAACATCTTTGTTTGAAAGTTCGCTTACCGAATCTACGTTTACTTTTGACCGATCGAAGAAAATATTCGAAGATTTTGCATTATACCCGCTATAATCGCGATCGTTAATGTCTGGTATTGCTCCATATCCCTTCTTGCGCAAGGCGTCAAAGAATTTGTTATCCTCTGTTTTATGAGATATAAGAGACATGTTGTATGCTTTATAGATCTTCTTAGGATCACCACCGCCGCGTTCTATTTGCTTAATGGCCCTATCTAGAACAAGTTTCTGCTGGGGTCTTCCTTGTAAGAACTGAAGGTATCTTGATTCTATTAGGGAATCGTGTACACTATCTCGAAATGCTTTATCTTTGTTATAAAGTTCTTCGAATGTTTGTTTCGCCTTCCGATCAGACGCTACTTTAATCCCCTCGGTTGCTTTAATTTTCATATCGTGGATTTTGCTATCCATACCCATGGCTTTGAACTGCAAATTGTTTATGCCCATGATTGCTTTATACTTATCCCGATCAGAACCCTTATTCGCGCCATAGAAAACATCGTTCAATTTTCCGCCATCAAAACGATCTAATCGCCCAATCGTAGTTCCCTCTTTTAATGTCTTATCACAGAACTCTTTCGTTATTTTATCGTGTGCAACATAAATAGCCGCGGCGGCTAGTGTAACCCCGGCGGCTATTTTTAGAGTCCTCATTATCCTGCGAGACTCTTCAGCTTTTGACATCGGTTTGAGAGATTTGTTTTCCGGATGCCGCTCGTCGTATTTTTGTTGCAACTTATTATATCGATCCCGATGCCACTTTTCCTTTTCCCTATACTTTTCTACAGAGGATGGGTCGTCGAGGTGCTTTTTAGCATAGTCAGCGGCTTCGCTATACTGTTGCGCTTTTATTTTGTGATAAAGCCCCACGGCTGGCGTTTTATAATATCGCTTCTTTCCAGCTTCTGTTCTAGTACCGTCTGGATTCTGGTAACGCCGGATACCCCATTTCATTCCGAGTATTCCGTGGTGAGCTAAATAATCATTGCGCATTTCGTACTCCCCGATCCACATCAGAATTTATCATCCATTCCAGTTTGTCTAGTTGCGTTTTCATAGCATCAAGAGCACCACCGGTTGGAGGATCAAATATTAACTTAACAGAATATACGACATACTGTTTTACATTAGACTGAAGTGGGGACTTCGGGACATAATCATCCCAGGTTTGAGTTTCATCCTCCACAAAAAAACCCTCAGGCGGTCCACACCCGAGGCGAGTCAAATAAGCAAACGCTCCGTTTATGAGCGTCAATATGTCTGTATCGAATTCGTCATAGTATGGCGAAGGTCCAATCATCTCTTTGACCGTAAGAAGAATGCTATTTTGATTTATGCTTTTGTCCATGCGCTATCACCAATCACTTTCTCTTTTTACGACCCAACAGCTGATCGTTAAGATCATCGACACTTCTATCGTTGACTATTTCCCTGGCCCGTTTGTTGTAGTCCCTTGCTCTAGACTGTGCAGAACGAATCCTTTCGGAAGCGCTTTTCGCCCTTTCTTTTATTCCAGAACCTATAGCGCTACGTGTTCGTTGTGCTTTCGGCGATTTTGGTTCTTTGGGAATCTTTAACAATTGATCGTTCAAATTTCCGGGCTGCATGCGGATTCCGCTTTTTCTAGTTCCGCCATTGCCTCCCCAAAGATCATCGTATCCGCCCTCACCGAACCTCGTTCTATTAGCTTTTGCCCGCTCAATTGCTCGAGCTTTTTCCATAGGTCCGGACGATTTAGATCCCTTGTTTCTAAATATTTCGTGCAAGATTCTTTCTTTTTCTTGCTGCTTCACGTATGCATCATACGCGGCTTTGGATGTATCTGGTCGACTGTTCTTTGGAATATCTCGTGGCTTAATCTTTACGCCATTACCTCCGTGCGATTGACGATATGGACCGCCATTTGTCGCCCAAGCTTCTTTAGCATTTGCCATGGCTTTTTTAGCCTCGGCCCGTTGAGCTCTGGTCATTCCGTCTCTACTTTTTAACGGATTCTTAAAATTCACCTTAAACCCACCGCCTAAGCCTGCCCCGGCATCGCCGTCTCCTTTAAAGCGTTTATAAAGTTTATATCCGCCATAAGCCGCAAGTCCTGCCCCGGCTAAAGCGGCACCAACTTTTGCGCCGCGGACAACCTTATCTAAAGTCGTTCTCTCATTAGCCACACGAGTTGCGTCATTGTATTTTGATTCATACTTATTTAGTTTTCGTCGAACACGATCTGAACCTCGACCGTTTCTTAATTTGTTTTTCAATCGAGAAACTTTATAGCCATAATATGCTTGTTTTGCTCGAGCCCCGAGCACTTGGCCCGTCGAATATCTACGCTTTCCGGCTTCAGTTCGTCTACCGTCTTTATACTGAAACCTTCGCAGACCCCATTTCATACCAAGTATTCCGTGATGGGCTAAAAAATCATTATTGTTCATATTAGCTACTCACTTTTTCTTCGGCGCAAGATTTTTCTTAAACGAATCAAACATCTCGCGCATAACTCCTCGTTGCGATTTCTTCCATTCTGCGTCTTCATCAAATTTAACTCGTGTTTTACTCCAAGCTTCTTTCGCCGCTCTTTGGCCGGCTTTCCTAACAGAGTCGGAATCTTTTCCTCTTGCTTTAGCTTCCTCAGTAGCTCTAGACATTGCTTTTGCCGCGGCTCTACCAGCTTCCCAAACGGAGTCTTGAGCTGCTTTTCTTCGGGCGTTAAAATCAGACTTAGCCATCGCGTTTGCCGCCACGCCAGTCGTTATAGCTATAGCCGCCGCAACGGTAATTCTCTTGGCATATTCTTTAGCTATGTCTCTGCCGACGGTTACAGCGTCATCTTCGAGACCACGTTCCAAATCTTTTAGTTTCTTTTCTTTCGACAGCCGAGCGATTTTTTTGTCAAGTTCGGCCTCGGACATATGGGATCTTCTATAACGCCCACTGATTTTATTAAGTATCGGATTTGGTTTTCTACTTCGTCGTGTTTTTCTTCCGGATGAATCTGAGCCTCTGTCTTTTCGCACACCCCATCTCATTCCCTTAACACCGAAGTGCATTAAGTAATCATCGTTATACATGTTGTTCATTTTGAATCCTTTTTAAAAAATTTGTTCTTAATCTTTTCTTTCGCATAATTGGATGCTCCGTTAACAGCCATTCGAGAAACACCTCTTTTTACTCGATCTTTAACGCTCGGTTGTTTTACAGGCGTTCGTTTTCTCCACGTTTCGGGATTCAAATATGTTGTCGCCGTAGAAGCAGCAATCTGTTGTGATCTTGTTTGCCTTGGTACTTTTCCAGCAGCATACTTAGATACTTTCTGTTCTGCCTTTTTAACTTTATTAGCGCCATATAGAGCTGCGGCGGTTACCCCGGCACCGACAGCTACATTTCGTTTCTTTTTATCGGTTGCTATATCGATTACAGCTTTTGATCCAGATTTAATTAAAGGCTTAGCGACCGAATAACCGACTTTCCCAACAGCAGAACCAACTTTGGCCGCAGATTTACTAACCGAAACAACGCCACTTGCAAATTTCCGCGCGGCTTTCTTTACCGGTATCTGTTTTGCGGTATCCCACACACGGGTTAAATCTTCCTTAAAATCATGGCGTAACACCCTTACTATTTTGCGAACGTTTGTTTGTTTCAATGCAATTTTTGCTACTTTAACACCACCGTATGCAACTAATGCAGCGCCAGCAACCTTAGCAACACCCAAAGCTCCGGTCTTTAAACCTTTAACGGTTTTATCAAAGCGTCTACTTCTTCGCGTTGATTCTCTATGCTTTTTTTCTCCGGCGGCAGTTCTCTCGCCAGATGTAAGTTGGTATCTTCTCTGTCCCCACTTTTGACCCTTGACGCCATGGTGCGCCAAATATGAATTTCTCATACTAACCTCCAAGGCGACGTATCATTCTTTGTTCGTTTAATAGGTTTAGACGGTGTCAATAAACCAATGTCTCCATAATGTATAGCTTGATGTGTATCATACGAAACACAAACCAGATTATTTAAATCGAATATCGAAGACGACCTATTTAACACATCAGATTCTGTTAACGGATTAATGTGATGAATGTACACATGCGAATATAGTTTGCGATCTGGGCATGCTAAGTCACACGAATCGTCACGAATAATAATTTGGTTTCTAATGTCTCGCCATTCTTTGCTAGAATATAGAACTTGATTCAACCAGCGATGGCTGCCAAACGTTTCTCTTGAAACAACTCCCGAAAGTTTTAAATACTCAAAGCGTTCTTCAAAAGTGGGTAATCTAATTAATTCCGAATAAGTTTTGGTCATTGTTCTTCAGAAGTGTTTGAATTATTCCCCGAGTATGACTGAAACGCTCGTATTGCATCGCGATACATTCGTTCACTTTGCTCTTGAGATTCTAAATTCTTAACCTTAGCTTGCAGAAGGGCTTTTTCGTCCCTAAGTTTTTCTAATTCCTCTTTCTGTTTTTGTGATCCTGCGCGTAAAAAATGCACAATCACTTGCTGTGACGCAGTTCCATCCAATATTTGCTGATAAGCAAGCCTCATAGAAGCTGCTATCGCTTGAGATTCCATGTCTTCCTGGGTCATGGCATCTAAATCCGGATAGTTTTGATCGTCTTCCCGCGAGTTTTTCCTTCTTCTTGGCATGTTTTTATCCTTTCTTGGTTACTTTCTAACACTTTCGCATGGGTTTAAACCGCTATCTATTACTTAGTTGGGTGGCAGTATAGTTAAAGAAAGGAGGTATAAGGGATTGTCAGCCGCGGACCTGCATTCCGCCTGTTCCAAACGGCCTAAGCCCATGCGAAAACATTAGAATATCAATGCCCCCGGAGCATTTTTTAAGGCCGGCGCGATGAGGGAGGGGGGTCGTTTTTTAGTACCCCCCTCGGGGTACCAGTCCCGAATATCAATGGTTTGCGGGGCAATAAATACGTAAAAACACACAAAATATTAATAAATACAAACATTTTCATAATATTGTCTTTATATGGACTGGGGTGGTATCGCAAATGATTAATAAATTAGTAATACAACTATACGAACGCGCATAGTAAACTAATCTACATCACATGTATTCATTCAATCTAAAATATCAATGATAGAAGTGCATAGACTCCTTGCCTGTACACAGCACATCGCAGTGGTAGGGGGGGGGGTAAATAGCAATGGTATACGTATAGACATGTATGGTAGTATGTGGAGACGAACGCAATAGAGTGCATAGAGATCTGTAGACCGGACTATTCGGAAGCAATCTTGTGTACAACATTACAAAGCCCTATAAGTAGGTTAATGCAGAAAGCTGTTCGGAGCTAAATATCAATGGTACACGTATAGACCCGTATAGAAGGCTATTTAGACCTAAATATCAATGGTACACGTATAGACCCGTATAGAAGGCTATTTAGACCCAAATATCAATGGTATACAGACCCCTGTAAAAGGCTATTCGGAGCTAATTGTATACACCAGGTGTATAGAGCACTGTAATAGGACAGTATTGAAGCTTTGTTTAATGCCAAATATCAATGATGCACGTATAGACCGGTATAGAAAGCCATTTTAAGCTAAATATCAATGGTGCACGTATGGGGCATCACGGAGCACTGTAATAGGACAGTATTGAAGCTTTGTTTAACTCTAAATATCAATGTATTCTTGCATCTGTACTCTTAGAACTGTTCGGTAGGGGGGGGGGTAAATATCAATGGTG